GTTTGTGAAGTACTTGCTCATCTATCCTGATAATCCAGGTCTTGCTGCAGATAAGGCAGGATATAGAAGAGGGTTAGCAAGTGCTACCATGCTACTGAAGAACCCAAAGATAAGAGCCGCTATACAAGAAGAGAAGAGGAAGTTGGTAAAACGTATAGAGATAAGACAGGAGCGGGTACTGGAAGAGTTGGCCCGTATTGCTTTCTTCTCCATAGATCAGGCTTGTACCTTTGATGGTGAACAACTGAGGGTGAAATCGTTTGAAGAGATGGATGAATTCACCTTAAGTGCAATACAGGAGATAAAAACAGGTAGAAGTGGGGCAATGGTCAGGTCATATAACAAAATGGATGCCCTACAAGCACTGGGGAGATATTTTGGTATCTATAAGGATAAATTAGACCTAAGTATAGGGGTCAGGTTAGAGGATGTCATTAGCGCACTGCCAGCAGAATTGGGAGAACGAATTCGTCGAGCACTTGTTGAACGTTTTTCCAGAGCAAGAGATTGCACACTTCCTGCTCAAGGAAAGGTTATCCAACTACAGAAGTGACCCAGTTGGGTTTTGTACTGAAGAGTTGGGCGAAGTTCTCACAGATGATGTAAAACGAATGATGAACAGTGTAAGGGACAATCCCGTTACTGTTGCCATAAGTGCTAACTCGGTAGGGAAAACCCACGGAGCGGCACGGGTGGCAGTGTGGTTTTATAAGTGTTTTCAAGGTGCACAGGTTTACACAGCAGCGGCTCCTCCTATAGACAACCTCAAGACCCTCCTCTGGGGTGAGATTGGGTCTATTACTCGATCTCACCCAACTCTATTCCTCGATGATTATATATCTACTATGAGGATAGCTGATGAAGAGGTACATCCCAAGTCATTCATAGTAGGTAGAACTATCCCCACCAGTGGTTCCCCTGAAGACAGAGAAGCTAAGTTCAGCGGAAAACATGCTCCCCATCTATTGTTCATATTTGATGAAGGAGATGCTATTCCCGATGAAGTGTATCGAGGGGCTGAGGGGTGTATGAGTGGCGGACATGTACGGATGCTCATCATGTTCAACCCGAAGAAGAAGAGTGGATATGTGTACCGGATGATAAAAGAGGGAAGAGCCAATATAGTAGAACTCAGTGCCATGAAACATCCCAATGTGGTAACTGGTGAAGATGTGATCCCGGGTGCTGTGGATAGAAATACCACAGTGCGTAGAATAATGGAATGGACAGTGCCATTAGGGAAAGATGAAGAGCCTGATGTGAATTGTTTCCAGGTGCCTGAATTTTTGGTTGGTTTTCAGGCAGTGAGTAAAAGTGGGGAACTGTTACCACCACTACCAAGTGGGTGGCGAAGAGTTATTGAGCCTCAGTTCCATTATATGGTACTTGGACAATATCCTCCCTATGAAGTGAACCAATTGATAAGCAGAGCATGGATAGATGCTGCCAGAGCTAGATGGGACGCTTATGTGGCTAAAAATGGTATGGTTCCCCCCAGGGGAATAACTGGTCCAATATTGGGATTGGATGTTGCTGATGATGGAGATGATTATAACTCCCTATGTAAACGCTATGGTGGTTGGGTAGAAGGGTTCATAAAGTGGAAAGGAGTTGACCCAGATGCCACAGCCATAAAAGCTGCCAACTACCATAAAGAGCTTCAAGCCCAGGCTACTTATGTGGACTCTATAGGTGTAGGGGCGGGTGTAGCTCCCCGGATGCAACGGCTTGGATGTAGTTCTGCTTATAGAGTTAAAGCTAGTGAAACACCCACTAAGAGTACTGAGATGGGAGAGTTTGGTACTCTTAGAGATCAGCTTTGTTGGGAAGTGCGTGAGTGGTTACGAACAGACCCGGGTGCCATGCTCCCACCTGATGATGAGTTGATAGAGGAATTGGAAATTCTGACATATCGTATGGATAATAAGGGCAAGATAAAAGTAATGCCTAAAAAAGAGGTTAAAGAGAAACTGAAGAGGAGCCCGGATAAGTTCGACTCCCTAAAGTTCACGTTCTACAAACGAGAGTCGGCGCCAAGAGTGAGGATGTTGTAGATGAGGTTGCCATTTGGTTTCGAGATAAGGCGAAGAGCTAAAAAAGAGGATCAAAATCCAATACTAAGTCGTTTCCTTATGGACTTTTTGTATGGTAGGGAATTGGCTACTCCTAACGATTATTGGTCATTAGTACGGGCTTATAGAAATTGGGTTTATGTGTGTGCTAATAAAAACGCCATAAGTGTGGCTAGTGTTCCATTAAGGCTCTATGTGGCTAAACAAAGTACCAAGTCCCGGGTGTTTGTGCCGACCAAGAAAGTAGACTTCAAGAAGAGAAAGTTTTTAGAAACCAATGTAGGACTTCAACAACTGGACATATTCAGAAAAGCAGTAGAAGTTGAAGAGGTACTGGAACACCCATTTCTTGATCTGATGAAGAACGTGAACAATTTTATGAACCAGTTTTCATTGTTCGAAATGACCCAACTGTACCAAGAGCTTACTGGTAATAGTTATTGGTTAATTGTACGAGGCCAGGACGATACGCCAGTAGAAGTATGGATAGTACCAGTGCAGAATATGAAGATAATCCCTGATCCTGAACAGTTCGTCAAGGGTTACCAGTTCAAGAGTGGATTTAAAGAGGTGTTTCTGGAAGAAGAGCGAGTGATACATTTTAAAATGCCTTCCCCTACTAATGTTTATTATGGCACGGGCCCACTGGCAGCAGTAACGGCAGCCTATAATATTGGCGAGAACATGGACAAATATGAAAACGCAATATTCACCAACATGGGTAGGGTGGAAGGAGCTTTCGAGACAGATCAGGAGCTTAGTGAGTATGAATTTAAACGACTTAAGGAAGAGATAAAACAGGCGTTTGGTGGTGTTCATAATGCTGGTAAATCCCCGTTGCTAGAAAAAGGAGTCCACTATAAAAGTTATGGTCTTCCACCACGTGAACTGAGCTACTTACAAGGGCGTAAAGCTATAAAAGAGATGATATGTAATGCGTTTGGGCAGAATTTGGGGATGTATGATAAGGATGCCAACAGGGCTAATGCAGAAACGGCCAGTTATGTGTACATGCGAGATACCATAAGACCTAGGTGCTTGAGGTTAGAGCAAAAGATCAACGAAAAGCTGATGCCTATGTATGATGAAGCCTTGTTCGTGGCATTTGATGACTGCGTGCCAGATGACAAGGAATACAGATTGAAAGAACTCGAAACACATCTTAAAACGGGTTACAGTTCCATTAATGAAGAACGCCAAGAAGATGGTTGGGAAAGAGTACCGTGGGGTGATGTGCCGTTACTTCCTATGACACTGGTGCCGTATGGTAGTGCCCCACCACAACAAGAACGACCTGAAAAATACATGGTAACTGAAGAAGAGTTGGTAGAGTTCAGCAAAAGGGTTGCTAAACAAGTGAGAAGACAGCTACTGAGGACTACATGAAGGTGTACAAAGTTGCTAAATCACTAATAAGCGAACAGTTCGCCAAAATGGTAGTTGGTGCTGTAGTAGCAGGCGTTATGAGCGTGAAAGAACGCTTGCGGTGGGCAGATGAGCAGTGGTTGCAGTATATCAAAATGGTAGATCCTCATGAGCGGAAGTTCACCAGAGTGCTGAAGAGGTTGTTCAAAGAGCAAGAAAAAGAAATACTCAACAATATGCGTAAAACTGGCAAATCGGCTTTTAAGGCTCCTGGTGATCAGGTAAACAGTTGGCTCTTTGATGAAAAGGAATGGAAGGAGAAGTTCGGTCAGGCTGAGGAGGACTTTTTAGTAGGACTTGCTACTGAAGTGGGACAAAGCACGGTGGAAACCTTACCAGTGGTAGGGATGATGTTTGATGTCACTAATCCCAATATAAAAGATAGGATGGATGCTAGGGTAGGTGAGTTTAAAGGTGTCGTGGATACTACTACCAGAAAGGTAAGGGATTCACTTACTGTGGGGATAGAAGCTGGCGAAAGTATAGATGAACTTATGGATAGAGTTCGGGATGTATTTAAGGATGCCTCTATCAATAGAGCTGAGATGATTGCACGTACCGAAACCATATGGGGATCTAATGCGGCTACCCAAGCTACCTATGAGCAGAGTGGTGTTGTGGAGAGTAAAGAATGGGTTGCTGCCCTGGACGAAAGGTTATGTTTCCCGGCTAAAACCAAGGTGATGACAGATAAGGGATTTAAACCTATATCGAAAGTAAAAATTGGCGATAAGGTTTTGACACATAGGGATAGGTATCGAAAAGTCATAAAAGTGTTATCTAAATCATTCAAAGGCCAATTTGTAAAGATAAAAGTTCCAGATAAAAGTTTCACATGTACTGCTTCTCATCCTGTTTTAGTTAATGGTGAATGGAAGAAAGCTAAAGACATTAAGCCAGGAGATAAGATCACGTCTATTGCCACGAAGTGTCGGAATTGTGGCAAGTTAATACCTTATTGGAGAAGAGTCTGTTCTTATGAGTGTAATGCTGTCTTAAGGAATAAGGAAATTTGGAGTGATCCGGCACAATATGAAAGAGTTAGCAGACAAAACAGAATCTTTGGAAAACAGAGATCAATGAGAAAAGCATTTGATGAGAAGTGTAAAGATCCAAAGTTTCATCAGTATTGGAGGAATAGAATTTCTGAAGCCAATAAGAAGGCATATGCTTTTGGAACTGAAATATGGAAAAAGAAAGCAGAGCTGAACAAGAAATTAGCACAAGCACCAGATTGGGGGTGGAGGGATAAGACGAAACTAGAAAAGGCTTTGAAGAAGGCTTTCAAAGCAAGAGGTAGGATTCACAATGGAAGTAGCTCTATTGAGCTAAAAGTCAAGGAATGGTTAGAGAGTTTAGGCATAGAGTATGTTCCTCAGAAGTTTTATAACAATGGTGAACGGTGGTTTTGGGTGGATTTTTACCTCCCAGAATACAACATAATAATAGAAGCAGATGGTGAGTACTGGCACAATGATGAGGAGACAAAAGAAAGGGATGAGGCTCTTAAGAAAATCTTTACAGGTCAGATTTTACACTTCAAGGAAAAAGATATTGTAGATGATTTTGGCAAGTGTGCAGATCAATTTTTTGACGCTGTAATTAATCAAAATTGTTTTTGTGAAGTAGAAGTTACATCTGTAAAGAAGTGGTTCACTAGGAGGCAGCCAGTATATAACTTAACTGTTGAAGAAGATCAGACATATACAGCTAATGGTTTTGTAGTGCATAATTGCCCATATTGCTTCCATATGTACGAAAAGTATGGCCCTGGTACTGGTGGTATAGGTGTAGGAGATAAGTTTTTCAATAAGGGTGATTCTCTAGAAGTGGGTGAAGGTGACAACACGGCTTCTATAACATTTAACTATGAGGATATAGAGCATCCTCCGCTACATCCCAGATGTCGCTGTAGTTTAGTCCCGGTATTAAGTGAGTTCGGTGTTGAAGTGAAAGAGAACTATGTAAGGGAACTGACATATAACCAAAGAGTAGCCATCGATTACGTTGTTGAGGAAGTAGCTAAAAATAAAGAGCGGATGACACGCTACATGGTTGAGGGTATGGGTCTTACTGAGGAGGAGATAAGAGCTATATCAGAACGTTTTTACAAGGAAACTGAGGTTTGTGTCAATAGAAAACTTCGGCCAGGTAAGAAGTCATTTAAGGATTTGCTCAAAAATGGTAAGATGAAAAATCAGTTTGAATTGGCGGCTGAAGGAGTTACTCCCACCTCGTCCGGAGCTTTGTATCCTTATAAAGGGGGACATAGAGATCATTGGGAAGAAACTTTGTTTGGTAAGGTTTTTCAGTTAGATAAGGAATATGTTAAGATAGAAATAGGTAAACCTTTAACTAAGAAATTGGCTTCCGAAAGGCCGTATTATGGTTATGTATTTAACCCAAAAGGAAACGTACATAATAATGCTCTGCAGTATGGTGAAGTTTCTTTCGTTATGAAGAACGAAATAAAGGAAGTGGCTACTTTCACGGTGAGAAATTCCTCTGCTATATATGGTGCGATTGGTGAAGAGGCTGGTACTTTTAGGGAGAATATTAATGGTGTGTTCAATATGGCTAGAAGTGCTGGGGATATAAAAGAACTTAAGAAGATAGCAAAAGGTGGGCCAGTTGGGCAGTGGGGAGCTGATTTTAGTTATGTTGAGGTTCAAGTTTTTCAGAAACCTGATTTGTCTGAAAATGTACAGAAGATAAGAGTTCTATTAGACTCTCCAGATGTTAGTGTATGGGATACACCTGATTTTGATTCTCTTGATCATGTTTTTTGTGCCCGTGAATTAGGCAAAAAGTGGAAACTTAATGTAGAGTTTTATGACCTAAATAAAGGGAAGGTTTTGAAGGTAGAGAAATATGGCAAGAAATAAGAGGAGCATGTATTTGTTAGGGATTGAGACCCCAACCAGAATCTTGATTGATGGTTATTTGAGGATAGGTAAAGAGTATAAATCTTTTGTTTCTAAGTTTGATGGGGTTGTTGAGGTGAAGAAGGTTGCTAATGTTTCAGATTATTCAAGTTATGACCATTTTGTGGGTGTTATTGGTAAGTTCAATCCTTGGGTAGTTTTCCTCAAAGAACCTGTGAAAGTAGAAAGTCTAGAATATGATTATCTTATGGAAGTGATAAAAGGACACCCAGTGTTGAGTAAAATTTAACGGAGGACATAAAAGTGACTGCAGATCTCATAACACAACGAATACCAATAGGGAAAGCTGAGTTTTTGCCATCTTGGGCTCAAGATGTGGCCAGTAAGAGCAAAGCTGATGTATTTATTAGAAAAGGACTTACACCTGAAGACACCAAGTTTGCAGAAGGGGAACGGGCCAGTATAGACCGAATAACCACTAAACGGATAGATAGGGATGGGGAAATAGTACTCCCCAAAGGAGCTATACTGGACGACTATAGAAAACATCCCATAGTGCTTTGGGCTCATAAATATGATGAGCTTGGGCTTGGGCGTAACATGTGGATAAAGGCTGATGATGAGGGTTTGATAGCGAAAACCGAATATGCTACTCATCCTAAAGCCCAAGAGGTGTATGAGTACCGCAAAGCGGGCTTTCCATTAGCCAAGTCTATAGGATTTATTCCAGTAGAAGCTATAGAGCAGAAGGATTTTGACAACGTAGACTTAAAGTCTTTAGGGCTTACCAAAGAGGATGTACAGGGGGCTAGACGTATTTACACTAAATGGATATTGCTTGAATACAGTGATGTGCCTATTCCTAGCAATCCAGATGCTTTACAGATCGCCATAAGCAAAGGACTTATAGATAGGGAAGAGGCTTTAGAGTTTTATGGCCCTTGGGATAGTAAAGGTGAACTGGTGTCTGAGAACTTACCGTGGATAGAGGAACGGTATGGTAAGATCAGCACTAAAAAGGAAGAGCCCAAAGAGGAAGAGGTTGTGTTTGAGATCGTAGAGGAAAAATCTGGAGAAAAGGAAGTAGTGAATAAACCAGAAACTACAGATAATTATCACAGGGTGCCAGTGCCAGCTGAAGAAGGCAAGCATGATGGGCACAAAATACGCACCATAGACATTTCTAAAGAACAGGGTATTAAGGCTTTGTATTGTGTAGATTGTAAGAAGAACATCACTTACCTGTTCGATGTCAATAAGTGGTCTATGGAAGAAGCTCAACAGTGGGTAGCTGACCATACCAAAGAGACCAAGAAAGATCCGGTAGAGGAGAAATCTATAAGTGGTGATAAGAATTTACCATTAGATCAGACTACCAGTTGGGATGCTGCAGCGGTTGAAGCTAGGATTAGAAAGTGGGCAGGTGGACCAGATAAAGATAAGATAGATTGGAAGAAATATGGCAAGGCATTTGTAGTTGTAGATCCTGCCAATAAAGAAAATTTTACAGGTTACAAGTTGCTTTTTGCTGACGTTATTGGTGGAACATTGAAAGCTACCCGTGGTGGTGTAATAAATGCTATGCGAGCGGTGTTAGGGGCTAGAGGTGGTGTTAACCTTAGTGAAGGGGAACGCAAGGCAGCCTATAACTTCCTGGTAGCATATTATAAGAGGTTTGATATGAAGCCTCCTGAGTATAAAACTGCTGATGAAGAAAAGGAAGCCACTAAAACGATAATTGATGAATTGGTAAAGGACATTGATCTTGGCAAATATGAAGCCAAAGAACCTGAATACAAAGAACGTTGGAACAAATCGTTATCTAAGACATTTGATGTGCAAGCGGTAGATGTTCCGGCGAGCTCTTTTGTGTTTGAACTATACAGCAAGTACCTAGGGTGTAAAATTAAGGATGTGTATTGTAACAGCTTCACCATTCCATCCCCACTTATGGGCACTTACTTGACGGCTTATAAGAACTTAGTGGGACAGTTACAAGTTATAGACATTAGGAATTTTGCTGACCACGGGGCTGAAAGTCCATTGGTATTTGAGGTGGTACAGTTGAATAGTTCCACTAAAGAAGACTTTCTTATAAAGGGGATGGTATTTGCCAGGTCAGCAGATGGGATCCCAGTAGTAGTTCGATATAAACCTACTTGGTATGGGATAGTGGTTGATGTAGTTACCTCCAATAAATATCGTAAATGGAATGTTAAACAAGTTGATGAGGTTCATGCTTGGGCTAAAGAGAACAACTTCCTCAAAGGTGAAAAGTTTGCCCTCAATGGGGAGTTTATTGGGGAGAGCGAAGAAGGATGGGATGATCTGGTTATAGATAAATCTCTAGAACGAACCCTTAAAAACAGTATGAAGGTATTTAACGAAGCCGGGAAAGCGTTAAAGAGCCGTGGGTTGTTGATGATTGGTCCTCCAGGCACCGGTAAAACCTTGACTGGAAAAATATTAAAAAATTCTACTGACCATACTTTTATATGGGTTAGTTCTAAGGATCTAGCAAGTGTTGGATCGGTGCGAGGGGTTGGGTTAGCTTACTCTTTGGCTCGTGACCTTGCGCCAGCTATAATATTTATGGAGGATATAGATAGTTGGCTTCATGGGAGTGTTATTGACGTGTTGAAAACTGAAATGGATGGACTGAGAAGCAATGGTGGTGTAATGACAGTTTTAACTAGCAACCACCCAGAGCAGTTACCGGATGCCTTATTAGATAGACCAGGCAGGTTTCATGATATATTGAACTACAATACGCCTAATGAAGAAACTCGTATGAGGATGATTCAACGTTGGGCTGGTGAGATTGACCCTGATGTTGTGGAAGACTTGGCTAAAAGCACAGTGGGATTTAGCGGAGCTCACATGCGAGAGCTGATAGAATTTGCTGAGGCTCTGCACGAGGATGGCCAAGAACTGAGCATGGAGGATGCCTTATATGCTAGTTTGGGGAAGATAAACGAGCAACGAGAGCTCATATCCTCCATTAGACAGAAGCCAGAGGCCAAAGAGCCGGAAGCTGAAGTGGTAGAGAAAGCGGGTCGAGTGCTCAGCGAGAAAAACCGAAGACTCATCAGTGACGTTATAACCAAGATGAAAACGGCTATTGCTGCACTAGATGAATTATTAAAAGCTACTGAACAATCACCTACCAGTACCCCTGGCAAGGAACTAAATGAGTTTGAAATTGAACTGGATGATGAAGTGGTAGGGGTAATAAAAGAACCTGAGGCTGAAGAAGTAGAAGTAGAAGAACTTGATACTGACGAAATGTTGGAAATGTTACGAAAAACGATTTCTGAAGAACTTATGGGTTCTACCCGTTCCATTATAAGTGACCTATTAAAAGTTGAAATAGATAAGGCAAGAGGAAAAGTGATGTATGAACAGTAGACATCAGGCCAGACTTTTATTGGTGCTGGAGATACTCCACTAAGAAGTATCAGGCACAGGATGTGGTAATTGGGCTGGGGATGTCATGTTGTTGAACCTAAAAAAGTAGATAATAAGGAGATGAAAATATGGGAGTTAAATTGACAAAAGACGACTTCAAAGATGTATTGAAGGAACTTATGGATCCTATTGCGCAGGAGCATAGGGATTTTATAGCGGAAGAGATCAAGAAAAGGGTAGAGGATCTTAAGGCTGAAATGAAAAAGCCCAAAGAACCTCGTATTGAAGTAACCGATCAGGCTGAAGAAGATCCTAAAGGTGGGTTCAAAAGCCTGAGCCACTTTGCACTGGACATTGCCAAAGCAGCCAAGAGTGGTTATCGCCATATTAGCCCTGAGCTGGAAAAATGGGAGAAAATGACCAAAGCAGCGGGTTCTCCCAGTGCTAATGAGAGCTCGGATGAGGCGGGCGGTTATCTGATTCCTGATGAGTTCAGGCAGGATCTGCTCTTGGCAGTAGAACAGAAAAACGAAATCCTGAAAAGATGTACTGCAATCCCTATGAAAACCTCCACCATTAAGATTCCTTATGTGAATGGTTTCGATGAAAGTGGTGGACTGGTTTATGGTGGAGTTGAGTGGAAGTGGATTGACGAAGAGGAACAGCGAACTGCTACAAAGCCTAAATACGGACGAATCACCTTAACACTAAAAAAAGTGGCAGGTTTGGCTTACACTTCTGATGAAATTCTTGAGGATTCTCCTATTAGTATGGAGAATATTCTTAAGAATGGATTCAGGGATGGGCTTAACTTCCAGCTTGATAAGGTATTCCTCAGAGGCTCCGGTGCAGGGCAGCCTTTAGGTATCCTAAATGCGCCTTGCTTGGTTACGGTGGCTAAGGAAAGTGGGCAAAGTGCGAACACTATTGTGTTTGCTAATGTGGCTAAGATGTACAGTCGAATCAGTGATCCTAACAATGCTGTGTGGTTCGCTAATATCGACTGTTTTCCACAGTTGGCTAGCATGAGCGTAGCAGTAGGTAGCGGTGGAAGCGTTGTGTGGCTACCTGCTAATGCAGCGGCTGGTCGTCCATATGACACGCTGTTTGGACGTCCGTTGATCTGGTGTAAACACTGCTCCACACTAGGCACAGTAGGCGATATTATACTGTGTGATTGGTCTCAGTATCTGGTAGGCCAGAAGAGTGGGCCTGGTGCTTATGGTAAGTTTGACACCAGTATTCACCTGAAATTTGACTACGACCAGACTGCATTTAAGTTTACCTTCAGGGTAGATGGGCAGCCTTGGTGGCCAAGTGCACTGACTCCACCTCATGGTTCCAATACCTTGAGTCCATTTGTAGCACTGGCAACCAGATCGTAGTAACCAAAACGGAGCTGACCTGATAGGTTGGCTCCTTAAAAACAGGAGGTATGTAGATATGAGTAAAGGACGTTTGGCGCAGGAAATTCACGTGGTAAATGCAGCGGCAGCGATTACTAGCTGTGCTGACCTTTTCAATGGTGATCCTGCTACTGATATAATCAATCTGGCCAAGTATGATAGGTGTACTTTCGTACTGGCCAAAGCTAGTGGCAACACAGGCACGGCAGTTATTACTGTAGAGGCTTGTGATGATACATCTGGTACCCATACTCAAGCTATTCCGTTTAAATACTGGGTATGTACCAGCGGTGACACCTTCGGTAGTGAGCAAGATGCTACTGCCAGTGGGTTTACCACTACAGCAGGTGCTGGACAGGTTTACCTTATTGAGGTAAATAGCTCTGAGTTGTATGGTACTTATAAATATGTACGGCTTAAGATGACTGAAGCCACTGATGACCCAGTACATGGTTATGTGGTGGCGTTGTTAAGCGGGGCTAGGTATGAACAAGAGATACCACCCACGGCTATAACTTAGTAATGTGAATTAAGGAGGAAGTATGAGGATTAAGCTAATTAAGGAATGGATGGGGAATAAACCTGGATCAGCTCTTTATGTGGCTGAATCGATAGCTCGGTCTATGATAAGGGATGGAATAGCGGTGTTGGATGATCCTGAGTTGTTCAAAGGTTTAGAGTTCCCACGTAAGGATAAAATGATTCGTTCTCCGCGGAGGAAGAAGAGCGGTGATTAAGAATATGCCCAAGGCCGAAGGTTATATGGTTCCCCGACACCTCCTCAACTTCCTCCTTTCAATAGCCTGGGTTTGTGAGGGGAGACAGACCCAGGCACTAATACAAAAGGTGGTGTAGGATGTCGATTGTTAGCTCTGGTGATGTATTAGATTTTTTGGATAACCCATCTGATACTGATATGGTCATCATGCTCCATAATTCAGTGGAGCAATGGGTTAGGCAGTACTGTAGACGGGATTTTGAATCGACTTCTTACACCAAAGAGCGTTACGATGGAACTGGAACCACCATACTGACGTTGAGGAATTATCCAGTAATTTCAGTAGACAGGTTGGCTATTGGGACTCAAGAGGTGATTAAGGTTTGCAATACCAGTGAATATACCACAGCCACGGTTAGCGTAACTAGCACAGGATTACGATTGGTAAAGGATGGAGATGTTGACACTACAATAACTTTTAGCTCTAATACCACTATGACAGCGGTGGTGAGTGCTGTAAATGCGTTAGGAAGCGGTTGGAGTGCAGAGTTATTAAATGATGATTATGCTAATTATAAAAGCACTGAATTGCTGAAGATGTATGGGAAAAACTGTATTGATTCTAATTGGGTGGATTTGTTGATACCAAATACGGCTGAAGATGACTTTGTGGTGTACGAAAATGAGGGCATAATTCACTATCCAGCCAAGTTCCCAATAGGCCACAACAACGTGATAGTTGACTATACGGCTGGTTATAGTAGTGGTGATATGCCTAAAGATTTGCAACTGGCTATCAAGATAACGGTTAAACATATGTACCAGAAACGTTCTGAAGAGTCATTTAGTGCCAGTGCTTTTAAGACAGGCGATTATTCGGTGAACCTTCTGGATATGCCCAGTGAGGTGCGGGAAATTTTATCTAAGTATAAGAGGTGTTTGGTGTGAGAGGACCTAAAACCACATTAACTTTGCAGACTGTGACTAAGACAGTAGATGATCTGGGTGGGTACACCGAAACTTGGGCTGACTCCACTACTATTAAAGGAGTTCTCACTAACACCAGCGGTTATGAACGTATGGTGGGAGCAGGCAAAGAGAGGGTCTACAGTACCCATAAGTTCTTTTGCGATTATAACTCCAGTGTGTCAGTGGGGAAGAGATTTAAATTGGGAAGTAGAATATTTGACATAAAATTTGTACTTAATCCTGCTAACACGGGTAGGTGGACAGTAGCGTACTTGGAGGAATTAGCTGAATGACAGTAAAATGGTACGGGGATAAATTGGTGTCGAAAATGGAAAAACTCCAAGTACAGGCTCTTAAGGCGTGCGGAGCTTTGCTAGAGCGTGAAATAAAATTGTCCTTTAAACCAGGCACTGGCAACGAGTACATAAGAGGTGGTAAAATACATAGGGCTAGTGTTCCAGGGCAACCTCCAGCGGTAGACACAGGACGTTTGCGGGCTAGTATAACTTTTAATTGGAGTGGTAGTGGCAGAGGCAGAGCACCTATACAGAATCCTTCTAAAGAAACCAAATCTAGTGATAGTGTAGGAGAACCAGTAGCGAGCAGACACGAAGTAGTAGTGGTAGTAGGCACCAATGTAAAATATGGCCGGTATTTAGAACTGGGAACTACGAAGATAAAACCCAGGCCGTATCTTAGACCAGCACTAGAGAATAACAGAGCTAGACTGGAACGGATAATCTATAATACCATACAACGAGGACTAGCGTGAAAGAGCTTTTAAAGGCAGTACACAATAAGTTAGATGGGTCGGGGTTAAGGACTTCACTGGGAGGTAGAGTCTATTTTGACCATGCTCCACATGGCACAGTGTTTCCATACTGTGTGTACTACTTGATAAATGATAAATATGAGTACCAGTTTGACAGTGAGTTTCAAGAGGTGGTTTTGCAGTTCAATATATTCGACCAAAGTTCCTCGGCGCTGAATATATTGAGCTACTATGATGATCTTAGAGACGTCATGGATTGGTCCTCGTTAAGCATAACTGGTTATGATTGTATTAAGGTTGAGCCCGAGTGGGCTAATATAGAATGGTTGGAGGAAGAGGAGGCATGGATATGCAGAACTCAGTACAGGGTTCTACAGGAAAAACAATAGAAATTAGCAACATAAAAATAGCCATAGGGCTCCCACTGAGTTGGGACTATGTGTCGTTTGAGTATGTTGCTAGTGTGTTACCGCAATTTTATAGAGATGGCATGATGTTGATAAGGGCAGCCAGAGGACGCGTTGACGAGATGCGAAACCAGATAGCCAAAGTAGCTATGGTCAATGGGTGCACCCATGTGATATTCACAGACTCAGACCATAGGTTCCATCCACGAACTTTTGAAACCTTAATTAAAAGAGACCTCCCCATAGTGGGGGCGCTTTGCTACATGCGTTACCCTCCATTTGAACCTGTAATGTTAAAAGGGGAACCAGGTGATTATACTATAATGGAAGAATGGGAGGATGATTTGGTGGAGGTTGATGCTACTGGGGCTGGTTGCCTTTGTGTTAAGATGGAAGTGTTCCATAATATGGAACCACCATGGTTTGAGTTTTCACCTAATCCAAGACCAGGATACCCACTGATAGGCGAAGATGTAACCTTTTGTCATAAAGCTAAACAGTTGGGTTACAGGATATATGTAGACACCACGGTGCCTTGTACCCACTTGGCTACTGTTGAAGTGGACCACAGGGTTTATGAATCATTTAAACAAGCACCATGGAGGGATGTATGAGGAGGACTTCTATTATAATACCAGTGCATAATTGTTTAGACTATACTAAGATGTGTGTTGAATCTATCTATAATCACACTACTGACTTTGGAATTGTGGTAGTAGACAATGGAAGTGACGAGGAGACTACGAATTGGTTGCTTGAGCAGGCTGTGGTGAGAGATAATTTTGGTGTGGTTAAGAATAGGGAAAATAAAGGGTTTGCTAAAGCTGTTAATCAAGGAGTTGAATGGGCTGCTGAAGAGTTTATATGTATACTGAACAACGATGTGTTGGTGACTCCTAAGTGGTTAGAGCGATTATTGGCTCACCTGGAAATGTACGATATAGTTGGGCCATGTTCAAACTTTGTAGCTGGGAAGCAGATGGCAGTCCCAGGAACTTATGTTGATCAAACAAGTCTTGATATAGTGGCTAACGATTGGCATAGAAAAAATAAAGGACAGGCTGAGTTAGTGCGGTGGATTATAGGGTTCTGTATGGTCATGCCTAAAGGAGTATGGGAAGCTGTTGGTGGTTTCGACGAAAGGTTTGGGTTGGGAAATGCTGAGGATATTGATTTTTGCCTTAGAGCCACCAGAATGGGTTTTCAGTGTGTGATAGCTAAGGATGTGTTTATTCATCACTTTGGGCATATTACATTTAAGGAGCTTGGGTTGAATGTATTGGAGTTGTGCCACAAGAATAACCAGAGATTGTACGAAAAGTGGAAACAAGAGCTCGGTGAGGAGCCTATATTAGATCAAGAGTTTGTGTTTGAGGTACGGGCGTAATGGTAGTGTTGGTGCTAGGTATGCATAGAAGTGGGACAAGTTGTCTGGCTGGTATTTTAAATAGGGCGGGACTTGATTTAGGAGAATTAACTTCATTCTATAATGAGAACACAAATGTATGGAGATTGCATGAAAAAGTCTTGACAGAGAATAACCTTACTTGGGACAATCCTTACGTGATGGGTTCTATATGGTGGAGTGATGAATGTAAGAAGATGAGAGACGGTATTATCGAATATTTTGAGAAAAGGGATTGTCCTAATGGTTGGGGATTTAAAGACCCTAGAACAGTGTTATTAATTGGTGGGTGGTTTGACAGACTGGGGCATGTTAAGTTAGTAGGAACTTTTAGGGATCCCTGGCAAGTGGCTGAATCACTGAGAAAAAGAGACGGTTTTGACCATAAGAAATCATATAAATTGTGGTATTGGCACAATCTGAAGTTATTAGAACTGCACGACAAGTTTAATTTCCCACTTGTTAATTTCTCTGATATTTACCATTATAAGGATGCGGTTAAGAAAGTGTTAGGAACATTGTTGTTGAAAGACACCAATGATGTTCTGGATTATTTTAATGAAAAAGACGTGCACTATCGAGAGGATAGTCTTTGTAAGGATGATAAATGTTTAGAATTGTATAAGGAACTTAAAAGGAGGCAAGTTTGTTGATTACTAATAAGAAACTAGGAATAGGAATACCACTGAGTTGGCCCTTTTGTCATAGTGATTTCTTTGACTCGTTCACTATGATGATAAGTCAGGAGGATAGACCGTGTGAGTACCATGTTATAAGGGCTAGTAGCGGTCCGATACATGAAATGAGAAATAGAATAGTATCCCGGGCGATAGATTTGGGGTGTACACATGTATTGATGTTAGATGCTGATATGATCTATCCTTCAGACACTATTCATAAACTGATGGCTCATAATAAGGCCATAGTGGGTGGGTTGTGTTTTAAGCGGTGGCCTCCTTTTGACCCTACTCTTTATGTAGGTGAAAAATACAGGATGACGTTGCTGGAGGACTATGGGAAAGGACTGGTTAAAGTCACAGCCACAGGCACTGGTTGCTTGTTGGTAGAGACTAGAGTTTTCCTAGACATGGACGAGCCCTGGTTTGAGTTTGGGCGGACGCATGAGGGGAAACCAGTAGGTGAAGACATTAATTTCTGCTACAAGGCTGGTGACCTGGGTTATGAGATTTGGGTAGATACCACATTGGAAACCCAACATATGGCCATGGTAGCTGTGAATGAGAACTTGTGGAAATTGAACAAGAAACTCAGAGAGCTGAATCAAGCTGAGTTTACTTTCTAAGGAGGTAATTAGAAATGGCAACATACAATGGAAGAGAAGCCACTGTTAAGATTGGCACCTACACAGTAGCGGAATTAGGCACTTGGAGCCTTAGTATGACTGCTGATGAAATAGACACTACAGCATTCGGTTCCACCTGGGCCAAAAGTGATGTAGGATTCAAGAAATGGAGTATCACTTTTAGTGGGTTCTGGGACCCTACAGACACACATGGTCAGAAGGTAATAGAGGATGCCTTTCAGAGCGGTAACCTTATCAGTGACATAAAATTGTATATAGATAATACCAGTTATTGGGTACCTGACACTACTACTGATAGCAATGCCGGCGGCAGGGTGACCAACTACTCTGTAGGGCAGAGCAAGGCTGGTGTGGCCACTATTGATATAACGATCAGTGGTAGTGGACCTATAACATTTGTGTAGAGGAATAATGTGAGGAGGTGAATTTATGTTTGATTTAGGTAATCTTAATCCAGCAGTTAGGTTTTATTGGGACGAAGAAACCGATGAGTGGGTAGAATTTCGAGTCATGGCTGACGAGGATCTTAGGAAACTCCGGAAAAAGTGTGGACGTGACAAAGTTGAGTATAGAAAGGTAGGTAAAGGTGCTCCACAACGGTTCGAGTACTTCGAGATAGATGAGGATTTGTTGGTTGAGGAAATCAATGATTTCTGTATCTTTAACTGGAGATTGTTGGACACTCAGGGGAATGAAATTCCTTGCACTAGGGAAAATAAGAATTTGTTGATGGGCAAGGAGCCCAGGTTTGCAGAGTGGGCTGCTGAGTGTTTAGAACAGCTTCGTAGGGATGCAGAGCTGATTAAGGAGAAAGAAGAAAAAAACTAGTAGACTTTGCAGATTGGTGGTATGATAAACCACCCTGCAAAGTCTGCAAATATTTTAACGAACGGAAAGGAATTAATCCTTGTGAGGAGAACCTGTGTGAGCGGCCAGAAATTCTTCCGGCAAATGAGGAGGCCGTTGATTTATGGTCTCAGGTAGCTGGGCAGTATATAATGGGTAGTGCAGGACCTATAGCTTTAGACATTAAAGCAGCTAAAGTGTTGATGGATTTAAATGAGGTCACGGACCAGTTGACTTGTCTTAGGAAACTCATGGTCATAGCTTCAGTGATTATTCAGAGAATAAATGACGAGATTAGGAGCAGAGAATAAATGTCATTCAAGGTAGGTGAAGCATATGTAGAGCTTAAGGCAAAGCACGGCCAATTAGATGCTGAATTGCGGGTTGCCAAAAATAAAGTTGCTCAAGCTGTGACTGGCATGACCTCTGAGTTCGGGCGTCTAGGAGGAGCTATAGGTAAGATTACTTCTAGTATCTTCAATATGAGAAATGCTTTAGTGGCCATGGGCACTGCTTTTGTAGGTGCTAAGATGTTCCAGGCTGCAATTGCTGGTGCCAATGAGTTTGAATTAGCGGTGTCTAAGCTGAATGCCATTGTAAAATCTACTGGTGGAGCAGCTGGTTACACTACTGCTGAATTGGTAAAGATGGCATCTGCATTAGAGAGCGTAACTACATATTCTGATAATGCCGTAATGGAAGGGCAGGCAATATTATTGACCTTTAAGAATATACGTGAGGATGCTTTTAAGCGTACTATAGCTGTGGCTTTAGACATGGCTCAAGTTATGGGTACTGATGTACGTAGTGCGGCAGTGCAATTAGGTAAAGCCCTTAATGATCCAGTAGCTAATCTAGGTGCCTTAAGTAGATCAGGAGTGCAGTTCACCAAGGATCAAAAGGAATTGATAAAGTCTTTATGGGAAAGTGGTAGAGTTTTAGAAGCTCAAAATATAATTCTCCAAGAGTTAGAGAGTGAATTTGGTGGTGTTTCTAAAGCTGCGGTGGATACTTTTGGTGGAGCCTTAGATAGACTCAAGAATTACCTTAGTGATCTTACTAGAGAATTTGGATTTGCAATCACTGGCAGTAGCAATTGGGTTGCTCTAGTGAACGCTATGACTGAGGGGGTAGGTGGGCTCATAAATGCAGTTCATGATGGTGTTCCTAAGATAGAAGGTTTCATGGATAGTGTGGCTGATTATATAGCTGAAACTGTAGCGGATATTATTGATGCCATAGAATTTGTCAAGAGAGAATTTGAGAACATAAAGGCTGCTGCCAGGTCTTCTTTGCCGGTGTTCGGTAGTTTTTCTTTATTTTCTGCCGTAAAACAGTGGTGGCAGAAACGGGAACAGGAGTTAAATGCTTTGGGTCTGGGAACTGCCCAATCTAGTGCTGGATCTAGGTTCTTGGAGATGTACGAAAAGTCCAAAGCAGATAGAAAGCTTAGAGAAATACGCAAGGAACTAGAGCAAGGAGCTAAGGCTTGGGAACTGTATTCCGCTGGTGAAGAACAAGCTACGAATGAACTGGAGAAGTTTTCTAAGAAAGCTAGTAGCTCAAATAAGCATTTAGAACAATTGAATAATTGGATTGAGTCTTTGAGAGATGAGGTTGATCCTTTTAGGGCAATAGGTAGAGAAATAAAGATGTTAGACGAGGCCATGAGAGCAGGCCTCATCAAGTCTACGGAGGAGTACAACCAGCTTCTCGATGCCCTTCTCGAGAAAGACCTTGGAACCTGGGTCGATGACTTTGTAGATGATGTGCGAGGAGGGTACAAGGACGTCAAAGACGACACGAAGAAAACTGCAAATGCTTTTGAGGGCATCTGGAAAAATGCAATTTCCTCCATCCAAGACGAGATTGCCAGATGGATCGAGACCTTCAAGTTTAGCCTCG